CAACAGTTGCAACTGCAACAACAAGAAGGCAACTTTATGCTGCTGTGTTTTCATCTGTTTCAGGAACATTTACTGCTGATGAAGAAATCAATCAGGCGTCTACTGGCGCTGTTGGTAAAGTTGTAGAGTATGATGCAACAAACAAATTACTATACTGGTATCAAACACGATTCCCAGATGTCGGAACAGACGCTAATGGTAACTTAACAGCATTTAGTGGTGCAAACGCAATCACAGGACAAAGTTCAAGTGCAAGTGCAACACCTAATACATCAAGTTCAACTGATGTAAATGGTGTATCAATTACTTCTGGTTATTCAAATCCAGAATTAGCATACGATTCAGGAGATATAATATATGTTGAAGAAAGAAGTCCAATCACAAGGGCGTCTGACCAGACAGAAAATATTAAATTAATTATAGAATTTTAAATAAAGGAACACCATGCCATCAAAAACTGATTTTAATGTTAGTCCTTACTTTGATGACTTTGCGGACAGTAAAAAGTTTCACAGAGTCATGTATCGACCAGCGTTCGCTGTTCAAGCAAGGGAACTAACAACACAACAATCCATAACTCAAAATCAAATTGAGAAAATGAGTGATTCCATGTTTAAACATGGTGCAATGGTTGTCGCTGGTGAAGCAAACTACGACTTAAACTATTATGCAGTAAAACTCACTTCATTTACTGGAACATTAGCAAACTATAAAGACGCTACACTAACAGGCGGAACATCTGGTCTTGTTGCTGATGTTATTGGATTTGTTGCAACTGATGGTACTGACCCCGACACATTATTTGTAAAGTATAGAAACTCAGGCACAGACAATGAAACCGTTAAGTTTACTGATGGTGAAACAGTAACATCTGGCCATACTTCAGCATCAACTGCTGTTGTGTCAACTTGTGCAACAGGCTCAAGAGCAACTATAGATGCAGGTACTTATTACATCAATGGTTTCTTTGTTAATGTTGATGAACAAATACTTACACTAGACAAATATACAAACACACCAAGTTATCGTGTTGGTTTAACTATTGTTGAAAATTTCATAACATCAACTGATGATTCAACTTTATTAGACAACGCAACAGGTTCATCAAACGCAAACGCCACTGGCGCTCATAGATTTAAAATTGACTTAACACTTACAAAACTATCATTAGACTCAACTGCTGATGCAAGTTTTGTTGAATTGTTTAGACTAAAGGCTGGCACTTTACAAGACCGCCCTATAAGTGATGTTAAAACTTCTTTTGAAGATACACTTGCAAGAAGAACATTTGATGAGAGTGGTGATTATGCCGTAAGAAACTTTGAATTAGATGTAAGAGAACATCTATTATCAGGAACAAATCGTGGTGTGAATGCTGCCGGCACTACATCTGCTGATGGCAATACTGCTGTTGAAAGTAAACTAGCATTCGGACTATCACAGGGTAAAGCCTATGTCAGAGGATATGAGATTTCTAAAATAGGAACAACTTATGTTGATGTAGACAAAGCAAGAGATTTTGATACTGATTCAGGTATTACGACAAGATTTAATATTGGTTCTTTCATCAATGTTGAAAATGTGTTTGGTTCGCCCGACATTGGGTTTGTATCGGGAGAAGTAGAAAACTATAAAGCACTTCGATTAGTAGATACTGCACACTCAACAAGAGGCACAGTATTTGGTACATCACTTGCATATGTTTATGATATTGGTCGGGCAAAGACTAGAGCATTTGAATATAATTCTGGTACTGCCGCTTCTACGGATTCAGGAACAACAACTGCACTAGCAGATTCAACAACAACAGGAACAGTATTCAAACATTTTCTATTTGATATAGAAATGTTCGCTCATGTTAATGTTAAAGGGCCAATGTCTGGCGCATTAACTACAGGCGACACATTAACTGGTGCCACATCAGGCGCAACTGGTATCATTGAGAGCATTTCAACTGCTGCGACAGGAACAATAACAGGAATATCAGGTGCAAACCCAGCTGTCGTAACATGCTCTGCTGGACATAATTTTACTGAAGGCCAAGTAATAAAGATTACAGGCGTTAGTGGAATGACAGAAGTAAATGATGAATTTTTTACTGTAAAAGGCCCAACATCAACAACATTTGAATTATATGCAGCTTCGACTGCAACTATTTCATCACCAGCTTCTTATAATTCGACTGACAATACTTCATACACTTCGGGTGGTACGGCGGCACATACAGTTATTGTTTTAAATAATATTAAGGGTGAATTTGCTGGCGGCGAAACAATTAGTGCGCCTACTAACACAAGAACAGGTGTTGTTCAGTTTGACTCATATGCTTGTAAGGCATTTCAACAAAAAGAATTTAATCAGACTAAGGGTATTTCGATGGCGGGCAGTCCTACATATACTGCTAATGCGGCCTTAGATTCAACATTTGGTGATAATAAAGTCCTAACAGGAACAATTTCTTATTCAATTGATGAAGATGAATTAGCACTAGATGGAACAGACGCTTCACAAACAAACGCCGGCGATAATATAGTCCTAGAAGATGGTAGTGGCACTACAATAGGACTAGAAGATGCTTCAGTTGATTCAATATTTGGTTCTGGAACTCGATTCTTAACAGAATTAAGAATTGGCGACCAAATAACATATACAGACGATAGTAATTCTACGGCTACTGCTATAATAGAAAGCATTACTTCAAATACAGAGGCTACGATTCTCTCAGGCGCATCAAAAGTTACAGGCGGTCTGTTTACTCGTCAAAGAACAAAGTTACAAGATGCTGATAAGAATATTGCAATAAGTAAATTACCTTATAATGTTGTTAAGACATTACTGACAACAGACAATGATGGTGTAAGTGATACAAGCTTCAAGATAAGACGACAGTTTGTTGCAACACTATCTAGTTCTGGTACTGCAACACTAACTGCTGGTACAAACGAAATATTTAGTGCGTTCTCTGAAAATGATGTTACAGTTTCTATCATGGCAAAAGGTTCTGGTAGTACAGGCTCTGTTGGTGATATTATATCACCATCAACATCTGGCGACTATACACTTGGTGGTTCTCCTACAGGTAAAACTTTAGCACTTGACTTTGGTAGTGGTTATAACGGACACAAGATTAAAGTTATTGCAACGATTTCTGCATCCGTTGTTGGTTCTAAAACTAAAACGAATACAACAGACACTACAATAACTATTGATACAGAAGCGCTTGCTGCTACAAACACAACAATCAGTCTTGGTAAGGCAGATGTTCATAAGATTAATAGTATCTTTATGGCGGCTGACTTTAGTACTGCTGCTGACACAGACGATACAGATGTTACAGATAGATTTGATTTAGATACTGGACAAAGAGATACTTTCTATGACATTTCTCGTCTTGTAAGAAAGACAGGAAAATCTGCACCAACAGGAAGATTGTTAATCAATTACGATTATTTTGAACACGGCGCTGGTAACTTCTTTAGTGTTGACAGTTATTCTGATATCGACTATAAAGACATTCCTGGATATACTTCTGATGTTTCTGGCAATCAATTCCCATTAAGAGATTGTCTTGACTTTAGACCAAGAGTAGATAACGCCTCAACAATAGATTCTGGCGATATAGACAGAAGTTTTGATGGCACAGGTTCTTCAGCAATCGAAACAATGAAAATTAATACAGATGTTACTTCTGACCTAGAGTTCTATCTATCAAAGCGTGCTAGAGTTTATATGACATCAACTGGTAGATTTAAAGTTATATCAGGAACTTCTGCTATTGAGCCTAGTTTCGGAGATGATTTAGAAGATGCAATGCACTTATATGATGTGTTCTTACCTGCTTATACTTTTGATACTAAAAATATTAAGGTAAACTCGATTGACAATAGAAGATATACAATGAGGGATATTGGTAATATACATAAGAGATTAGAAAATGTAGAATACTATACTCAATTATCTTTACTAGAATCAAGTGCTGAAAACTTACAAATACAAGATGCTGATGGATTCGATAGATTTAAGAATGGATATATTGTAGACAACTTTACTGGTCATGGTATCGGTGATGTTGCTGATAATAATTACTCTGTATCTATGGACATGGCGGCTGGTGAATTACGACCTGCACACCATATGGATAATACTAACTTAATTGAGTCTGATTCGGCATTGGCAAATAGTGGTTCTATGACAACTGAGATTAGAACAACAAACGGTTATCAAAAGACTGGAGATTTAATTACTCTACCGTATACCGAAGAAGCGTATATCACACAACCATTTGCAAGTACAGTAGTTAATCTAAATCCATATGATGTTATTTCTTATGTTGGTCAAGTAACAATAACTCCTGACCAAGACGAGTGGATGGAAACAGAAGTCTTACCAGAAATGACAATCGATATTCCTGGTGTGTTTGACTCGCTCACAGATGAGGCAGGCAATGCTGTGCAAGAATTAAATCTAGGTACTGTTTGGAATGAATGGAACAATAACTGGACTAGTGTTCCTATTGCCGGTACTGAACAAACCACACGCCGTAGAGACCGCAGAGGTCAATGGCCATTTATTAGAGATGTAAATAGAACTACTCAAGACTTTAGAGAAATCAGTAACTCAACAAGAACTGGTATCAGAAGTACTTTAGTTCCTGGTGGACTACAAACACAAAGTTTAGGTAATCGAGTTGTTCAAGTTGCGTTTGCAACATTTATGAGAACACGAACAATTACATTTACTGCGACTTCAATGAAACCAACGACAAGAATATATCCATTCTTTGATGGTGTAGATGTTTCTGCATATGTAACACCAACAGGAAGTAGCGCTGGCGCTGCCTTGACAACTGATGCAAATGGTTCTGCTACAGGAACTTTTGTAATACCTGACCCTAAAGTTACAGACAATCCTAAGTGGAGAGTTGGTAAGAGAACATTTAGATTGACGACTAGTTCAACAAATGTACTAACTGAAGGTCTTGTATTCTCATCTGCTGAAGTAGATTATACTGCGAAAGGAATGATTCAATCAGTTCAAGGCTCTGTTATTTCAACAAGAGAACTTCAAGTACAACGAACAACTGCAACAGATTCAACTGTAGTTCTAGGCGCTGTTGGTACTAGAGTGGTGAGAGATAGTACAGGTCCTTGGTTTGACCCAATTTGTCAATCTTTCTTAGTTGACCAAACTGATGGTATTTATGTAACAAGTGTTGACTTGTTCTTTCAATCTAAGTCTGCTACGCTTCCTGCAACTGTACAGATTAGAACAATGGTTAATGGATACCCAACAACTGAAGTTCTGCCTTTTGCTCAAGTAGCAGTTGCTTCTTCTGACATAACAACATCAACAGACGCTTCAGAGGCAACAACATTTACATTCCCAAGTCCTGTGTTCTTATCGAACAATACAGAATACTCAATTTGTGCGATTGCAAATTCAGATGAGTTTACAATCTATACTGCGAAGATGGGACAAACTACACTAGATGGTGCAAGATTAATTTCACAACAACCATATCTTGGTAGTATGTTTAAATCACAGAACTCGTCTACTTGGACGGCTGAACAAAATGAAGATGTTAAGTTTAATATTAATCGTGCTAAGTTTACAACAGATACAGATGGTACTGTTTATCTAGTTAATGATGAAGTTCCTGTTCTTACACTAGGTCAAAATCCTATTACAACAACGGCATCATCAGCAGTAATAACTATTCATCACAGAAATCACGGTATGCATACGACTGCTAACAATGTTACGATTGCTGGCGTTCCTTCAGGAACATATAATGGTATTGCTTCGTCAAACATTAACGGAACATATACTGCGATAGGTAATATCACATTGGACTCATATACAGTAACCGCACAGAATTCTGATACCGCTTCGGCAACGGGTGATATTGGTGGAAGTTCTGTAACTGCAACTAGAAATATGATGTATGATGTTATTCAACCAATTGCATCAACGATTACTCCTCCAGGAACAGCAGTTACGGCTACAATGAGAAACACAACTGGAAGAACACTTGAACAATCAGAAGGCGAGTTCAGTTTGGCAACAGTTGCTAAACAAAAGGCATTTGATTTAAATACTGATTACTATCATACTGCACCTCAAATTGTTGCTTCACAAATCAACGAAACAAATGAGATGTCTGGTAGTAAATCACTAAATATAGTTCTTACTTTATCAACACCATCAGGTAGTGACCATCTTTCACCTGTTGTTGATACTGCGAGATTGAGTGCTCACTTAATACGAAATCGTTTATATAGTCCAGTATCTGGTACAACACCAAACTTTGTTGCTGACACAGCAAACACAGGCGGTTCAGGACCTGCACAATATATTACTAGACCAGTATTGTTAACCCAAGAGGCAACAGCACTAGATGTTCGTTTGTCTGCACATGTTCCTTCTACAGCAGAAGTAGAAATGTTCTATCGAGTATCAAATGCTGATGACGCTAGAAAAATGGGCGACCTTGCTTGGATTCCTTTCAATGATGATGGTTCTCCTGATACAGCAGTTCCGCCATCTGATGACGATACTACATTCAGAGAACATCAATATAGTGTTTCTGGAACAACTACATTTACGGCGTTTTCGTTAAAGATTATATTAAAAGGAACTAGTAGTTCATATCCGCCTAGAGTCAAAGACATGAGAGGAATTGCTCTGGCAGTTTAATCTTATGAAAGATACTGCAAAGGTAGAAGGACACGCCCACTTAGTTAGAGATTTAAAATCTCAAGCAATCATCAATACTGATTCAGATGCTTATGCTCGTTACATGGCGAGAAAAAGAAAACAGAAAGAACAGACTGATGAAATCAGAAGTGTGATTCGTGATGTGAATG